TGTAAATTTTTTGGTAAAATTTTTTTATAGGTCATATATTTTTCTTTTTCTAAGTTATGTTAATAACTTATTTTTCTTTATATAATTATATATAATATATATATTATATATTTATTTCTCTAGTTTAGCTATATACAATATAAGTACTTTAATAGCATTTGTCAAGAAAAAAATAAAACTTGACAAAACTTTCTTTTTGTATTATATTGAGTGTATGAAAAAATATAAAAAACAAGATGCACGCACCCATTGTGCTAACTGGGATAATGGTAGATGCCTAGGGTGTGATATGTATTCTATTGATCGCAAACTAATTATGCGTATCGATTCTAAAAGACAAGGAAAGGAATGCACCATAGACACAGAGTGTAATTATTTTACTAGAGTTGTAGTACCAGCAATAACATTATAAAGGAATCAAATGAGAGAGATTACTAATCAAATTTTTCGTAAGAAGATAGAAGAAATGTATCCTCAAATGATGGAAAGGTTTGGAGAGATAACAACTGAACAGTATGAATTATTTTGTAAAAAACAATATGATTATGGAAGTGGCAACATCACGCTTGGTGGAGATCTTGAAAATGAAAGCGACAGAATGTTGTCTCTTATTGCTTTGGTTATTCGAATGAATGACAAAGTAAATAGATTAAAAAATATTTTAATTAAAAATAGTGGTAAGAATGCAGTATCAGATGAAACATACATGGATGCATTTAGAGACTTATCAATATATGGCGTGATTGCTCAGTTGGTTGCAGAAAAGGTTTGGGGCAAGTGAGTTGGCAGGCAGATGGCAATCGTAATGCAAAGGGTCAGTTTATTAAAGGCAATACTGCTGCTATGGATAGAGCAGATGCTTTTGATGCAAAACTACCTAAGATACTTTTTCTTGATATAGAGACCACACCAATAGCTGTGTGGGTTTGGAGTATAGGCAAGCAATATGTATATCCACAAAACATTATAAAAGATAATAACAATAAAGCTATAGACTGGTATGTTTTAAGCTGGTCTGCTAAATGGCTATACGATGACAAGATCTTAAGCGATGTTCTAACTCCTAAAGAAGCAAAAGAAAGAAATGACAAGCGAATAATAAAATCTGTTTGGAAACTTCTTAACGAAGCAGATATTGTTATTGCTCACAATGGAGATAAGTTTGATCTTAAAAAATTAAAAGCTAGATTTTTAAGCAATGGCTTTGTACCCCCAATGCCATACAAAACAGTAGATACATTAAAAGTAGCTAGAAAAGAATTTGCCCTAACTTCTAACAAGCAAGATTATATTACAAAGTTTTTAGGACTAGAACAAAAACTAGAAACAGACTTTCAGCTTTGGGTTGATTGCATGAATGGAGACAGAAAAGCTCTTAAAGAAATGGAAGAGTATAATAAGCATGATATTATGGGGCTAGAACAAATGTATTTAAAACTAAGACCTTACATTAAAAACCATCCTAACATAGCTGTTATGATGGATAAGAATGTTTGTTCTGTATGTGGTAGTGATTCTATTAAGAAACATAAAAAGAAATACTATACTGGTGCAAGTGCATATGATGTCTACTATTGTACATCTTGCTACTCTCCACATATTAGAGGTAAGTCAAATACATTAGAAACAAATGTAGCATATAGATCTGCTACTTGACAAAAACAATAAAATAAGTTATATTATATAATAGATGATAAGTAGAAAGATTAATAAGGTTGATCATCCTATATACGAAAGTATAGAAGAGTTTAAAAAATACAATCCTAATATTGATGTTGTTGATAATTGGAGAGGTTCTGTTGAAGGCGACTGGATAGTGTCTGATGATGGTCAGGTATGTCAAGTCTTAAAGCGTGGTAAGATTAAAAATTCAAAAAAATCTAATTTAACTAAAGAGTATATTAGAATACCACTAGGGACATTCCTTTGCAAAGACAATATTATGATTGAAGGAGAACCAAGAGAAAATCTTTATTCTTTTGGCTTGGCTAATAAAAGAGCTTGGAATCATATTATTGAGAAAAAAGAATTAACACACAGAGAGTTTCTTTTTGCTCAAATGGTTGCTAAGGGTGAAAATGTAGTAGACTCTTTTTTAAAAGCATATCCAACTAATAACAGAAGATATGCTGAAGGTCAAGCCAAAGTACTAATGAAAGCAAAAAGGATACAAACATTGATTAGAGAAGAAATAGATAAAGTTCTTACAAAAGCTGATATTACCCCTCTTTACTTATTAGAGCAAATGAAACATATAGTAGATAATGGTAAATCTCAGGACAAAGATAAAATACAAGCTATTAAAACATTAATGCAAATCAGTGGGATGATGGATACAGATAAAAGAACAGAGTCAGTTGCTGTCTTTCAAGGATTTACAAAGGAGCAATTAGATGCAATCGGATCAGGAGGAGTTAAAAAACTTGCAGAAGCTAACAGAGAAGTTGAAGTCTAGTCGTTGTGTACTATGTGGACATAAACTATTTCCTACTGCCTACATAATAAAAAACTTAGATCAAAATAAAATGTATGTTGAATGTATGAGCTGTATGACTATTTATGATAATAACTTAGAAATAGATTCTGTTGGTTTACCAGCAGTTCATGGAGTAAGTTAATGAGTAATAAAAAAAATATAAAGCTTGCTGTATATGGAACACTTAGAAGAGGTTCTAAAAATACTGGCAGAGTAAAAAAATCATCTCTTGTATACCCAGGACATAAAAACTTTCCAGCTGTAATACAAAATGACAAAGGCAAAGGAACAGTTGTTGAAGTACATGATGTTACATTTGAAGAGCTAATGAGGTACGATATGTATGAAGGCATTAGTTCTGGTTTGTATAGAAGAGTTAAAACAGATGTAGAAATGGATAATGGTTCTACAGAAAATGTTTGGATATATGTTGCTGGGGATGAGATGTTGCAACGTAGTAATTCATTTAGAGTGATAGAAAGTGGAGACTGGTACAATAGATAATTTCAATATAAACTCAAGTGGTCTTTCCGAGAAAGAAAGAGTTCTTAATTTAGTATCAAAAGATCTTATAGCTTTTGGTCAACTATTTCTTCCAGAAGATTTTATGAAAAGCACACCAGCACCTTTTCATTATGAAGTTGGTAGTAAGTTGCTTGACAGAAGTCTTAGAAAGCTTTGTGTTGTTTTACCTAGAGGTCATTCTAAATCTACTATGGCTAAAGCTGCATTGCTTCATAAAATATATTTTAATCCACAAGGCAAAAAAGAATTTGCTGCTTGGGTATCGGAAGAGCAAGGACAAGCTGTTGATCATTTAAAGTATATTAAAAATCATATTGAGTTTAATAGTGCTTTACATTATTATTTTGGGGACATGGTTGGAGATAAGTGGACTGAAAAAGAAATAACAACTAGTCGTGGAGATAGAGTTATAGCAAAAGGTACTAGCCAAAGATTGCGTGGTCGATCTGAGTTAGGTACTAGATATACAAATATTATTCTTGATGACTTTGAATCTGAGTTAAATACAAAAACACCAGATAGAAGAAGAGAGATTAAAGAATGGTTGATGTCAACTGTATACCCATCTTTAGAGGAGTCTAAGGGTAACGAGGGATCCATTTGGTTAATTGGCACTATCGTACATTACGATTCAGCATTGCAGGCTATATACGATGGATATCTTGAAGCCCAGGAAAAAAACGAATCTTATACTTGGGATGTTATATTTCATAGAGTGTTAGAAGATGGTAAGCCTTTGTGGGAGTCTTACTTTACTAAAGAAAAAATAAATCAAATACGTAAAGACTATGAAAACGTAGGTCAGTTACATAAGTTTGCACAA